ATTTTTGTTTCTTTGCCCCTCATTAACAGACAACGTTGAATCAACATCAACTCTATTTAGGCTCAATTCTAAGATTCTAACTAATCTATTAAACACTTCTGGAGATAATTCTCCTTGTGCAAAAGGTAGTTTAGTTTCTAATAGCTTAGACATTAACGTCTGCCATCGGGCTTAGCATCTAAACGCATGGCTCCGACTCTAAAACCTACTCCTACTTTTGAAGTATCATCATCATTAGATTGAATTCTTAATACCGCCTGTCTTCCCCTTACCCTAGTATCTATCTTAGTAGTCACTGAATTACAAGAACTGGTAATTGCAGTGGTTAATGTTTCTCCCGGATAGTTTCTTCTTTTTAAAACTAAATCAACTTGTTGTCCTCCGCTGCCTGTACTAGCTGATCCTGTGAATCTAATATCAGGTATTATTCTACTTACAAATTGAAAGTCTTCGCCTGCTGGATCAATATCAAAATCACTAGACTCTATAAACACATCAGTCATAGCAGAGCCATCATCGTCATTCCCTGTTTCATGATTATAGATATAGCCTACATTAGAACTTGACGAAGTAGCTTTAGGGGCACTAAAGATGCCTTGATCTAACCAACACGTCCTAGAAAGTTCCCCTATCGCCCAAACCTGTTCTTCATAATTATAAGTAACATATTTATCGAGAACAGTAGCGCCTTCTGAACAATAAAACCACCCCACTTCATCAAACGCTTTATTAACAAAACCAAAAATTTGATACGTTTGTCCTTGTTCTAAATCACTAAACACATAATTTGTTACCGTACATGGAAGTTCTTGAACTTGTCCCGTATACGAGTAAAATCCTTTTTTATCCATCCAAAACACACCTTTAGGCGTATTTACCATACCATTTGGTCCAATTAGTCCCACCCCTTCATTAACCAAGTTAACACTAAAAGTAAAAGGCTGTCCTACAAAGGTCATAGAATATAGGGAAGTATCTGTCCAAATCAATGTTTCTTGTCTTGCTCTTATTCCGCCTACAATAACAGAGCCTGCAGAAAGTCTAAACGAACCTGCTGTATTAGTGCTTTTCGGTTCCCATTCTGCTGCATTTTCTTGATCACTCCAAGCAATAAACATAGGATCAATAGAACCTGTTCTAGCCGAACCTGAAATCGGGTCTGCACCAAAACAAATAACATGTCTGTCCACATCAGACACTAATACTTGTAACGCAACCGTGGGAGTTAAATTAGCTCCGGAAAGAGCCGAAATAGCCACTGCGCGAGTGTCTGTTCCTCCACTTTCATCCCAATAATAAATTCCACCTGCACGAGGATTCATTAATAAATCTTCACCAAAATTATCATGAGACCAAAGCCTTAGTTGACTTATAGCGGTTAAAGCAGTCTTACTGCCCCAAGTGCCTGTCCCCCAAATACCTGCTCCCCAACCCGTAGATTGAACGTAAGTATCTAAACCCACATTTATTTGGTATGCACCGTCTACCCCAGAACCGCCATTACCAGAATCGCTTGAATTAGCGGTAGCCGATGCAGTGAATGTATAGGTGTTAGTACTAGGAACACTGGTAACTTGTTGTTCAGTGTTTAAAACAGCCGCAGTAATATTACCACCTAAAGAAACAGATCCGCTTATAGTTACGAAATCATCAACCACGCAACTATGTGAAGAATCAGTCGCTGTTATAGTTGAACTGCCATCAGTAGCAGCAAAAGTTATCCCATTAGTCGTAGTAGCTCTTATAGGAGTTATGTCGTTATACACATCTCCGTCTAAAACGTAATATTTCCAAGTAGTTCCTAATCCTAAATATTTAGTTCCAGCTAAATCTACCCAAGCGTGTATGGCTCGTCCCGTAGATTGAAAAGAATTAACTGAGGCTTTCACCCATCCACCTATTTTTTCAGGCAATCCTTTACGAAAACGCACTCTATTAGAATTAAACCATCCTCCTTCATTAGAATAGGCAGTTCCTTCTCTATTAATTCCGGGTTGAAAGATAAACTTTTGTAAAGGCATTTTTCCCCCTATAAAAATTTAGTTAGGACGGCTGATCCAAGTATAAAAGGATATACTCCCCATAACAACATTTCTAGTTTCTTAAACTTAGCAGAGCCTTCATCAAGGCGTTTTTCAATATACTCATATCGAATAGCGCACTCACGTTCATGTGCATTAAGTTCAGCTAATGCGTCTTTCACCGTAGGCATTACTTGTCCTTTGCTTTACCTATGTTTAAAGCCAATAAATCAATAAACTTATAAAGTTTACCCATCCATTCATCATCTTTAGGCGTTGGTGTTGATGCTGCTATTAAACTGGCAACCGTTACTATTGTCGTTGCCCATAAAACTAAATTAATTATCGTGTCCATTAGTTACCTCTTTTTTCTTTTTTTGGTTTTTCTTTCTCTAACACTTCTTCAGCGACTTCTTTAGAAGCCTCCATAAAAGCATTTTGAAATACTGACATACTGGCAGCTACTTGATCTAATTGAAATTTTAGACTGGCTTCTTTGTTTCTCAAGTCTAATAATTGTGAATGTAAGTATCTTTGTTCATCGGACAACTCTGATACTTTTTTCTCTTCATCGTTTATAAAAACTACGGCTTCTTCAGTCATATTCTTTCCTAGTTAGCGGCTATGTAAGCGTTACCAGTGGTCACAGCGGCAACATGAGTGGTTTTTTTACTACCTGCTGCTCCTGCTACGTCTGGTGTGTCATCATCTGAATCTACAGGTGCGTAAAGCAAGATAGTTGACAAATGATCAACGTTACGTTGAACCATTTCATTTATCTCAGCTTGTGTCATACCTGTTACATCGTGTGTTCCAGCTTTTACTTGGTCTATTAGCGTTACCGAATCGGTTCCTGCTGCTAGACATTCTGTTACTGTTTGTGCCATTTTACTGCTCCTAACCTTCTAAGGTTGTTATTCGTGCGGTTAATGCTTCTATTGTGGTTTGTTGTTCTTGTATTGCTTTTACTAAAATCGGTACGAACTTGCTGTACTGTATTCCATATTGTTTGCCATCACCTGAAAGATTAGTTGTAAGATTAGTCTTGTCAGCTATCTTATAACCTGCGGCTTTCTCAAGAGTTTCAACATCCTGTGCTTTAAAACCAATATCTAACCAATCTTCTTTGTGGGTTCCGTCTGGAGTAATTCCATTTAAATCAGTGTCTGTCCAATCATCTTTTGTTTTATCAATGTACTTAGAACGCTTATCCCACTTGTAGGTTACGGGAGATAGAGCTTTAACAAAATCTAAGCCAAGATCAAGGGCTGTAAAGTCTGTCTTGTCTCTGGCATCAGATGCGACTGTCCAATCAACTTGGATATGAGAAGAAGTAATATTTTCATCACCCAATCCAATTTTATGAGAAGCTGAAGTTTGCGCTCCTCCCGGACTTCCTGTTCTTAAAGCATCCACTCCTATTGCTATATTGTTAGACCCTGAAGTAATTTGAAGCCCTGCTGCTCTACCGATAGCAGTATTTTGATCTCCTGTAACTGCGCCTAAAGAGCTATCTCCTACTGCGGTATTTTGATCTCCTGCGTTTGCTGATAGTGATAAATAACCAACGGCAGTATTACTTTCACCATCATCAGTAGCATCACCAGCTAGTCCACCAACAAAGGTGTTAAGTGTACCTGTGGTTACTGCTACTCCAGCTTCGTAACCTACTGCTGTATTGTAAGTGTATGTAGATGAAGTAAAGTTTTGTGCATATAAAGCATTTACACCAATAGCTACAGACCTATTACCTTTTGTATCTGAGCCTAGAGAACCTGTACCAACGGCTACGTTGTGATCAGCATCACTTAATGCGTCACCAGAAAGACCACCAATTAAAGTATTATTGATACCTGTGGTTATTGCGGTTCCTGTGTTATATCCAACAGCTACGTTGTAGGGTGAGCTATTTCCAGTATTCATAGTAGCAAGAGCGTTAAATCCTACAGCTACACTTCTTCCATCAGCATCAGCCGCTCCTAAACTACCAGAACCCAAAGCAACATTCCGCGTTCCAGTAGTAATACTAACCATTGAGCCATATCCAACAG